AAACTAATAAGCGTCACTCAATAAACGAAGCTGTGCATGGCGCAAGGACTGTGCTAATCTAAACTTCATTTTAGGTTAAAAGAAATAACTTATATTTGCCTTATGTACGCAAAGAAGAAGAAGAAGAAGCCGACTTACGGAAAAGGAGGCATGGCTAAGATGGTCTCCAAATACGTGGACGGCGGTAAAGTTAAGTACAAGAAGGGCGGAAAATTCCCTGACCTGACTGGAGACGGTAAGGTTACTATGGCCGATATCCTGAAAGGAAGAGGAGTAACAAATAACTAATGCCACGACCAAAGAAAAAAGATCGGTTCAAGCCTAGGTATGCTAAGGCTAAAGACAAAGAACAGTCTCCAGAAGAAAGACTAGTTGACGCTATAGCTAGCCAAGACAGAGGTTCTGAATCTCTACTCTACTTACTAGAGTCTATGCGATCACCCACTTCTGAAGAGCGCACAGCAGAAATGTTCGACCCTAGCAGACGATTTACCCCTATGGGTAGGGCTTTTGAGAAAAACGGAAGGGTTATGTACCAAGGTCCTTCAGAGACCGAGGGGCAGTACAGTGGTTCTGGCACCTTACCCACCAGACAGGATATACGAGAGATTACGGGGGGTAGAGGAGACATGAGCTCAAGAGGTGAAATCCAGGTAGCTAAAATGCTAAGAGACCCAGGCGTCATGAGATTCTTCATGGATCTATATGGGGAGGCTGGAAAACAAAGAAGAGCAAATACAGTTTCCCTTGGTGGAGGCTCCAGAAGGGAAGATGATTGCCAGCCAGATAGAACTGGTAAGATACCAGCTAGCTGCAAAGGAAAGAAGGATGCATACAATTAATGGGTAGCAAGAACTACTTCAATCCAAGGCTTAAGCGGATTAACCCTGCATATATTGCAGAGAAAAATAAATTCAATGAGGTTAAGCAAAAATCTAACGCTAAAAGAAGTGGTGAGATCAAACACCGCGACAAGAAAAGGGATTGACAACACCCCTGATCAGTGGGCAATAAACAACCTCCAGGCTGTAGCGAATAAAATCTTTCAACCATTGCGGGATCACTTCGGCGTACCTATTGGTATTACATCTGGGTTTAGGTGTAAGGAATTAAATAAAGCTGTTGGGGGGAGTAAGTATTCTCAGCATATGATTGGTGAAGCTTTAGACATCGACGCCGATATATATGGCCGCATTACTAATTCGGATATCTTTAATTTCATAAAAGAAAATCTAGAGTGGGACCAGATGATCTGGGAGTTCGGCGATGACGAGAACCCATACTGGGTGCATGTCTCATTTAAGGAAGGCGGCGGTAACAGGAACCAGATAAAGAGGGCCCACAGGGACAAAAAAGGGGTATACTACACCGCCATGTAATGGTAAAATTGGATTGTGTATATTCGCGATCCTAAATTTTTTACCATGCAAGAAAAAGAAGAAGACTTCAACATAGACTTCCTGGATTCAGAGAGAGTTAAAAAGACCGAAGAGAAGGTCAAGAGCGGAAAGATTACATGCAATATCCACGCTCCAGAAGGATGCGAAAATTGCAGCGGTTAAAGTCCGTTATAGAAACGCTGTACGGCCAACCTACCCTTCTGAGATAAAGCATACCTAACCCTGTAATTAAATTTAGTCTCATCTCTGAATAGGTGGTCATCCTCGTTTTGCGACGGCGTTAGTTTATCAAAGTGCTTGTACATGTACTCGCTATTTACCATCGGGTATATGAACCTTTCTGATATATTCTTTGCGCTCATTCCGTAATTATCAGCCGCCCAATAGATAGTGAAGAACTCCAGATCGTATACGAACAGCATAAAGTTTAACCTAGCTCTAGTTATGTCGGGATTGTTATCTAGAAAAGCATAAGTAGCACTCCTTATATTCTTAAGGTAATTATGTCCTACATACTTTTCTGGAAGTTTTGAAACCTCCCTAAATAGCCGTGATTTTTTTACCGTTGACCTGGGCATCTTCTTTGTGTCGTATATTTGATTATACAAATCTAAACCATGGACAAGAAGGACACGCTATTCTTTGCTGAAATGTATTCCTTAGTCAGGAAGATGGAGGATACTATCGACGAGTTTGACATGAAGGACAGAACCATTGCTTCGATAGTTATAGGTCTTATCGATCTGGACTCAGTTGAGTATGGGGAAACTGACGCTCAAATGAAAACTATGTACAGCTTTAACCTGCAAAGCAGGGAAGAGCTTGAGGCCGTTAAAGATGTCATGGATTCCACGTACAAGGATGACGACGATGGGATAGACCTTGATGATCTTCTTGGTGACCTTGGTATATCATTAAACTAATGGAAGGACTTATTAGAAAGATTGTGGTCGGAAAAGACCCCAAGAATGGAATGGCATATTATATCGGTATGCGAGCTGGCACTGGATCCATATCTGCTATTGTTATGGATGACGAGCATTTATTCCGTTACCAAAAAAAGAGATACTTAATTTACATTGAACGTGATGGCTCAACTATGCTATGGAAGTCTATTGACTCCATGCCGTGCATGGTGGAGTTTGACCTTAATTTTTAATTCATGAAGAGCTTAAACTCATTCGTCGTTTATGTACCTAAGAGGTATAACGACGAGATCAAAACAAAAAGCGGCCTTAAATTATATCTAGACACTAAGTTTCAACCATTTGAAAACAGAATCAATGAAGGAGAAGTTGTATCGGTACCTGCTAAATTTAAAACAGGGGTTGAAGTTGGCGACACCCTTTACTTCCATCATCTTGTTATCTTGGAAGATGGTCAGCCTCTTCCTGTTAACGACGATCATTACGTTGTTCGTTACGATCCTGTCGTTGCCCTTAATTGCCAAGCTATTTGCTACAAGTCTAAAAAAGACGGCAAGGTATATCCACTCTCTACCTGGTCAATTCTTGAGCATGTTGAGCAGGAAAAAACGACTAAATCGGATGTTATCGAAGTTATTGAGGTTAAGGAAAGAGAGGTTAAGACAGCTAAGGTAGCTTTTGATTCTGAAGGTCTGAAGACTATTGGGGTAAAGAAGGGTGATATCGTAGGTATTCTTAAGGATTCAGATTATCCCTTTACCATAGACGGAAACAAATTATATAGAACTCGTACGCGAGACTTGATGTATATTGAGGCATAAATTTAATTGACATGTTTGAAATGGATAAAGACCACCTCTGGCATTTGCTAGAGGAAGAGGAGTGTTTGCTTGCTGATGGATTTGATGATGCCGTTATAGGCATTAGCCACCAAGCTCACGACGTATCAAGAGCTGTATATGATATAGGTAAAATAATTTCTATCCTTTGTGAGGATGATGAGATGACCGACGAAGACGCTATGGAGCACTTTGAGTACAATATAGCTGGCGCGTACTTGGGACCTAAGACGCCGATATTCGTGTTTGGTTATGGCGAGTAGCTTCACTACAGTTAGTGCCTCTAAGAGGCTAATGAAAAGCATGGAGGTCGCTATTAACAATATGATCGAAGAGATAAAAAAGCCCGTCGATCCAGATGCTGGTGGGTCAGCCAGAAAAGCTGAACTTCAATCAATAAAGCAAACCGCCGTAGACTGTAAGGAGCTTATCGTTGAAAGACAACGGTTAGAGCAAATGATCAAAGAACTACAAACCAATGGACAAATCGAACAAGACAAAGACTACTCAGGGGGATTCGCAGAGAAGTTCTCAAGGTGACGCCACTGGACTCATCTATTGGGATGACTACAACTTTGATAACCAGTCAGTTACTACCGATCATTTAATAGTTAACTTTAAGTTAGGTTGATCCACGCTCAGCATGCCCTATAAGAATAAAAAAGATCAGGCTCGTGCTGCGCTTAAACACTACGAAAAAAACAAGAGTAAGATAAAAGAGAGGTCCAAGAGGAGGAACATTAATCAACGAAATAAAAATAAAGATTTCGTCGGTAGGGTAAAAAGAATATCCAGATGTTTGGATTGTGGGGAAGGGAACCCAGTCGTATTAGATTTCGACCACGTAAGGGGTGAGAAAAGAGCCAACATATCAGACATGGTTCGTTGGTCTTACTCTCTAGATACAATAAAGAAAGAGATTAGAAAGTGTGAGGTCAGGTGCTCAAACTGTCATCGCAAAAAAACACATGAGAGAAGAATGCACCAGTAGCTCAGTTGGATAGAGCATCTGCCTTCTAAGCAGACGGTCACAGGTTCGAGCCCTGTCTGGTGTACGAATTAAATTAAACAACATGCCTGATCTAATTTGCAAAGAATGTAAAGCAGAGAAATCTGTAAGAAGCCTCACTATGAAATTTAAAGACGGTAGTGTCTACTACCCCGAAGGACAGTGTGATTGTGGCAAACAAATGGAGATCAAAAACCCTAAAGAAGGCGTACCTTCGCTGGGTAGAATGGACTCACATGGACAGAGCTACTGATGTCCAATTTAATCGACATAGAAGGTTATGAAGCTAAGGGGATTAAGATCGACCCTAACGGTACAAAGGGAGATCACTTCGAATCGAATGGGATACTTATTGTACTTCCAAAAAAACCAAAGCGATCTGAGATACTCTTCCATGACCAACCAAAGGAGTTGCAGATGTGGAAACGCATTTCTATGCCCGAAGAGCTGCAAAGGATTCGAAGTATGGATGAGTGGTTCGAGAAACCTACCGAGTTTCGATCAAGATTTCGTGTATACATCGAGAAAGAGTTTCAACGCAGGAGGGACGGTATTTGGTTTTACAATAATGGCGAGCCTACGTATATTACAGGCAGACACTATATGTTTTTACAGTGGTCTAAAATTGATATCGGATACCCATCATACCTTGCTTTCCAAAGAGAGATCTTCATTCACATGGCTGCTTGCGAGGTTGATACCCGTTGTTTCGGTCAGCTATATACTAAGTGTCGTCGTTCTGGCTACACTAACATATGCTCTTCTGTGCTTGTTGATGAGGGTACTCAAGTTAAAGAAAAGCTTCTGGGTATTCAGTCAAAGACTGGTAAGGACTCTCAGGAGAATATATTCATGAAGAAGGTGGTTGCGATCTTTCGCGGCTACCCATTCTTCTTCAAGCCAATTCAGGACGGTACCACAAACCCTCGTATGGAGTTGGCATTTCGTGAACCATCTAAGCGTATCACAAAGAACAACAAGACCTCTCAGGTTGGTGACGCCCTAAACACAGTGATAAACTGGAAGAACACTACCAACAATGCTTACGACGGGGAGAAGCTACACATGCTTTATCTGGACGAGGCTGGAAAGTGGGAGAAGCCAACAGACATCAGAGAGGCATGGAGGATTGAGAGGACTTGTTTGATTGTGGGAAAGCGAGTCATAGGGAAGGCTATGGTGGGGAGCACCGTAAACCCAATGAACAAAGGAGGTGAAGAGTACAAGGGTTTATGGAAAGACTCGGACCCAAACGAGAGGAATAACAACGGAAGGACAAAGTCAGGACTATACAGGATATTTATTCCAGCGTATGATGCTCTCGAAGGATTCTTTGATTCTTATGGTAACTCCATAGTTAATGATCCTGAAGACCCGATCGTTGGCATAGACGGCGACGAAATAGACCAGGGTAGTAGGAGGTATCTTAAGAACGAGAGGGAGTCCTTTAAAGAAGATCCATCAGAGCTTAATGAGATCATAAGGCAGTTTCCCTTTACCGAGGACGAGGCGTTTAGAGACAGCATAGAGGGAAGTTTATTCAACATAGGTAAGATATATCAGCAGATAGAGCACAACGACAACCTGTACCCTAATCCCGTGGTGAGAGGAAACTTTATCTGGAAAAAGAAAGACGAAGAGGTTGCCTTCTCTCCAGACTCAAACGGTAGGTTTAGAGTTTCTTGGTTACCCCCAGAAGATCTTCGGAATAATAAGTTTGAGGATCGAGGCAAGGTTAAGCCATCTAACTCACACATAGGTTGCGGTGGGGTTGACTCGTACGACCTTGACTCAACTGTTGATGGAAGAGGATCAAAGGGAGCGCTACACATGTACAACAAGTTTAACATGGAAGTTCCGTCAAATATGTTTGTTGTTGAGTATGCCTCAAGGCCAGATCTCGCAAGCATATTCTACGAAGATGTTTTAATGTGCGCCTTCTTTTACGGTTACCCGTTATTGATAGAAAACAACAAGTATGGTATAGCTAGATACTTTGAGACCAGGGGCTACGACGGCTACTTGATGGATCGGCCTAACTTCCTAAAGAATCCGAACTCATCCGCAAACGTAAAGACTAAAGGGATTCCCTCTAACTCTCAAGACGTAATACAGTCTCACGCACAGGCAATAGAATCCTACATTCATGATCATGTTGGAATAAATCCAAAGTCAGACCAGATGGGCAACATGTATTTTAACAGGACGTTAGAGGATTGGATTGGATACAAGATAGACAAGCGCACCAAGTTCGACTTAACGATCAGCTCTGGATTGGCCCTGCTTGCCTCGCAAAAAGTCAAAAAGGAAAAACCCAAACAAACCTTTAATGACAAGACTTTTTTTAGGACTTACAAGCCGAAAGCCTGGCACTCGTAGTTTTACTATATTTGCAATGAGTTAAAATAACTCTACTCATTGCAGATGTATAGTACAAGTAAAAAATCTTCTAGCTTTCCAGACCCGCTAGCTTCTTCAGAAGAGAAGCAGACAAAGGATTACGGTCTGAAATACGCTAAATCCATTTACCAGCAGTGGGGGAAGATAGATGATGAAGGGTCTAGTTTTAAAAGCAGAAAGCGTGTATTCGAAAGAAACAGGAAATATGCGAATGGAACTCAAGACACCAGCATATATAAATCTCTCCTTTCATCTCTGGACCCTAATAACGGCGACGGCAGTATGCTTAACCTGGACTTCACTCCAGTTCCCATACTACCTAAGTTCGTTAGAATCGTAGTAAATAAGATTCTATCCCTCAACCCCTATCCTAACCTAGAGGCTGTTGACCCTTTGTCCTCATCTGAAAAAGATCAGGAGAGAAGGAAGATCGAAATGATGATCGAGGCTCGCAACGAGCTTGCTGAAATAGAAGAGAAAACTGGTGTTAGCGTCGGGATGAAGTCAAGTGATATCCCAGAGACTCTTGAAGAGGCTGAGATATTTATCGGAAACAACATTAAGTCTTCTTCTGAAATAGCAGCTCAAATCTCTACAAGTCTTACGCTAGAGTGGAATGATTTTAACGACTCTACGCTTAGGAGGTGCGTTAACGACTTAGCCATTTTGGGTATGTCTGTTGTTAAGAGAAGCAACGACCCTCAGTACGGGATAAGAACCGATTACGTAGACCCAGCTACTTTTATTCACAGCCACACAGAGGACCCAAACTTTGATGATCTAACCTATGCGGGTAG